GCTTTGAGATCGAGGGCAATGATGCAGATTTAAAAGAGCTGAATCTGGATGGTTATAAGAAAATGATCAACGAGACAGCAAAGGCATATCCGAAGAGATAAGCGGTAAGTTGTTGTATAAAACAAAATACCGCTTATTGCCTAAGAAAAAGCCCAATGTATAGTTACTTCTCCCTTGTATATCACGATCTTTTCTATCAGCGTATGGACCAGAGAAAACAGAGCGTCCGCATCCCCACCATTTATTACATCATCCAGAGAACAAACCATGTCCCACGCTTCCGACTTTGACAGCAACGGTTGTTCCGTTTCCAGTTCCTCTATCATGTTGCCAACCTCAGCACGTTGTTCTTTCAGGTCATTCATTCGACCGCTGATTTCGCTTAATTCCATGACGCCACTTTGATACAGATTCAGTACACGTTCCATTTGCCGGTCAATGCTTGCAAGCCGTTCCTGAAGGACAAGCATATCATCCGGGCTTTCTGTGTCAGCAGAGGCAGCAGCATTAAACACCGACTGATCGAGAGACAGTTTCCGGATTTCATCGAGAATGAGGTTATCCAGTTCAGAAACAGCGAAGTGCTGTCCCCGGTTGGTACAGTTCGGATCCTTTATCATGCGCTTATTGCACTTGCTTACAGAATAACATACATACCGGTTGACTTTCGATTTTCCATATCCCCATCCGCGGATTGAGAGCCTGCCGCCGCAGTCCCCACAGAAAAGCAGACCGGAAACAAGACCGTCGGATCCGCTATACATCCTTTTATATGCCTTGTTATTTTCTTTCAGTCTTGCACTTACACGATTCCAGAGATCTTCATCGACGATGGGAGTGTGCCTGCCCCGGTACACTTTGCCGCCATGTTCCACATATCCGCAGTAAACCTTGCGCCTTGCTATCCGGGACAGCTCTGTGGCTGTGTCGTTGCGGGTTCCTTTCCAGAATCCATACAGGACCTTGAACGATGCCGCGATGTTTCCGAAAGATTCCCCGGCGTCAAGGCGTTCGTACAGACTTTTAATCATTGGAGCAAAGACCGGATCCGGTACAAGTTCCTTTTTGTTATCGGTGTTCATCTGATAAACATATCCGATCGGAGCGTTCGGGGCGTAGAAATAGCCCGCTTTCAGACCGGCTTGTATTCCCATCATGGTTCGCATTTTAATGTTTTCACGCTCCATCTGCGCGAAAGCGGCAAGGATGCCGACGACGCACCGGCCAAACGGCGTGGAAGTATCGAAGGATTCCATCAGGGAAATAAAATGACAATCGTTTGCGAGAAACACATCCTCTAAGAGAATCAGTGTGTCCTTTTGCGATCTTGATAACCTATCCAGCTTCCAGACTATGACCTTTTTGCATAAGCCCTGCTTCACATCTTTGACAACCTTCTGGATGCCTGGGCGATCAAGAGACGCGCCGGAAAAGCCGGCATCTGTGTGTATTGCATGGACCTGATACCCGAAAGCAGCGCAGTAGCTTTTCAGGCGTTCTTCCTGTTCGCCGACAGAATAACCTTCCTCAGCCTGTTCAGAAGTACTGACGCGGATATACAGATCCACTACTTTATCCATATTCATATTGCATACTCCTTAAAAAAAGGGCATAAAAATAGCCCCAAATTCTACTTGTGCTTTGGAGCCTTGCATTGTATAATGGACTTGCTTGAAAAGTGCATTATCGTAAAGTTGTGCATGGTTCCAAAACCAGTCCCGCCGCCGCTACGCCAATAGCTGCAGCGGGCTTTTTCTTTATTCAAATCTTTAATTTATCCCACGTTTTCTGTGTCGTCTATGATATTCAAGACAGTAGATTCCCCGCTCGGCGCAATACCTAAGCTCTTTTCGTAAGCCGCCTCAGCGGCGGTTGTATCGGTTGGCATAGCCGGAGTTTCCGGATCTACATCAGCCAGTGCAGCGGTCACTTCCTTAAAGTAAGAAATCATCCCTTCCCTTAATTCAGGACTTAACTTCAAAAACTTTTCTATTGCTATGTAAGAACCATGATCTAAACCATATTCAGCAGCCAGAGCATCCAGAGCGGAGCTTGGACTCGGTTTGAACATTTCCCCGGTTCCACTTCGGAGCCATTCTTCATTGACGCCGAACTCCTTACATATAAATGTAATTGCGGAATCAGGAGGATCGTTTCTTCCAGACTCCCATTGAGCAACAGTATTTCCTTTTACGCCGATACGTGCTCCGAATTTTTCTTGCGTTAATTCCATTTCCCGGCGGAGCTTTTTTATCCTATTATTCATCGCCAGTTTTCCTCCTTTCGTTATTCAAAGTATAAGCCCAGATATTCTCTATGTCAATTAAAAACTTCACAAAAACAAGAAACTTCACAAAAACAAGAAAAAACTATTGACAAACTTGTTTGTGAGAAGTAGTATATTCACAGAAACAAGTTTACTTGCTTCACAAAAACATAGAAGGGAGGCAGACCTGATGGAAAAAACTAATATCAAAACTTACGACGAAAATCAGATCAAGGATGCAAGGCAGTTCTGCGGCATCTTGCAGACCGTTCCGCTGGAACGCCGCAATATCTTTATTACTATTGCGAACGCGTACATGGACGGAATGGCAGCCGGAGAAGCGATTGCATCAGGCAAGGCAAAATGACAACGGAGCGTAAGGCGGTCGGGGCTGGAATATCCATGCACAAGCACTTTTCAAGCGAAGCAGCAGATATGGATAAGAAAATCTCTATAACGCATGTCTTGGCGGACGGCAGGAGAGTTGACAGCATAGATGGCTTTACGGTTCCAAACACCGGTGCGACTGCTGCCGTTTATCGTATCGCGGCAGACTTCGCCCGAAAGCAGCAGAGAACACCGAGGGAGGTGGAACAATGGAACAATGGCACAGCGAAGCGTACCTTCGCATAATGAAGAAACGCCGCCGTAAGAAAATCAGGAACCGGATCATAACTGCAGTAGTTGTTATCGCCGGGGCAGTTATCTTTACGGTTACGTTCACTTCAAGAGCCAAAGAAACAAAAACGGAAGAACATGTAGAAGAGACGGAAGTAGCGACAGCAGAAAAAAAGATCGTTCCAACGGTTATGAGCGCAGAGAAAATCATTGATTCAGAAATGGTCCTGAGCACAGCGAGTGTGCGTAGCACCGACTGGGACGCAGGGGAAAGTTACCTTCTTGCAAAACTCGCCATGGCAGAAGCAGAAAGCGAGGACACCGAGGGGAAAGCCTTAGTAATCTGTGTCGTTATCAACAGAGTATGGGACGACCGATTCCCGAACACCATAGAGGGCGTTATCTATCAGGATGCAGCATTTTCCTCTATTGATGATGGGCGCTTTGATCGCGTAGAACCGGATGCGGATTGCTGGGAAGCACTTGAAATGGTTCAAATCGAACATTGGGACGGAAGCGAAGGCGCGCTTTACTTTGAGAGAACACCGGACGACGGATCTTCAACTTGGCACAGCAGGCATTTAGAAAAGTTATTCGTCCATGGACGCCACACCTTCTACATAGAACGAGGTGAGACAGAATGAAGATGAAACTTGATAACGGAACGCTTGTTATCGCAGACTGCGACAACACCCAGTTCAATATCATCAAAAGCTGGAACAAGATGAAATGGAATAAGAGCCGACAATGGCTGGAAGGACCTTGCACCGGGGAATTGCTTAATAAACTGGCAAGCATCGTAAGACTTCCGGCGCCGATCGAGGAACAGAGAAAGCATTTCAACGAGATTGCAGCAGCGGTTGACAGAGAGCGCATGATGGAAGATCCTGTGCCGCTTTATAAGTACCCGGTTAAATATCCACTTTTCAAGCATCAGACCAGAGGCGCAAATATGGCGCTCATTACATTCGGATTGATTGATCCGCCAGAACCAGAGTCTGAACCGAAGAAAGAGAAACCGGACCTTCATAATGCGGATGAAGATATGGACTACTTTATGAAAATGGTCGGAGGTGACGGAAAGAGTGACGGTTAAGCCGGATATATGGAGAAACATTCCGGGTTACGAAGGTAAGTATCAGGCAAGCTACAGCGGAGAGGTCCGGCGAGTATTCGCAAGTGGGAAAACGCGCCGTATGTGCCAGTTTAGAAAAACGAGCGCAAAAGCAAAGAAGATTCTTCGAGAGCGGTTGTTTGTAAAACTTACGGATTCAGATGGAAAAGCAAAAGAAGTTGCAGTTCTGAAAATAATGGTAATGACGTACTTCGGAGAGATTCCGGAAGGCAAGGTTCCATACCATAAGAATGGTGTTGTTACAGATAACTGGGTAAGCAATATTGGTTTTATATCAAGATCAGAGCTCGGAAAAAGAACCGGCGGTATCAGCAAATCAAAACCAGTTATCAAGATTGACCGATACGGAAGCTACATCGAAGCGTATAAGAGCGCCAGAGAGTGTGGCAGATGTAACCACATGAGTTATCAGACGGTCATGGATTATTGCAACCTGAAGAATAAAACCGTAATTGCTCCGGATGGCTACATATACGCTTGGGAGAATGAAAAAAGCATAAAGGCTCACTTAGAACGTTTGCGGCAACAACTAAGCGGTGTGTCAATCATCATATCGGAAGATGGATACGACGAGGAACCGGAACTGTGCCAGACAGCGGAAGGTACATGGTATGAAGCAATGGATATGTAAGGAGTGTGGCTGTAATGAAAAGTAACCCGGCGGATGCGATTAAGGACACCATGTGGACATTCTTAATGAGCAAAGGGCAGAAAGCAAATATCCCGGCTCTGAAAGAATATGTTTACGACCTTATCAAAATGACAACACAGAAAACGGCTGGCCAGCGAGCCGGA